TACGTGTTGGTATTATTTTGATGGACGACCACCAAAGTTCACCTTGGAAGTCAGCTATCTCTTTCGATATTCTGAAATATAGTTCAGCAAGTTGCTTGACATCTATGTTATCGAGAACGTTGTCTTTGATAGTCTCGAACATGTTCATAACTGTCCCAGCCACTTTGCCAAGTTCAGACCCGTTTAACCCCGCGCCCAATAGTCGGTCAACTAATGAGGAAAGATATTTGATAGCACCCACCGCCCAACTACCTATCATGCCGGGTAGGTCGTTCACATAGTCAGCCAAGAACCCAATAGCGTCGACACTGTTCATTGACGCCCTAATGGTTTTGACCACCTTTGTTATTTCATCGAAGAACCCTATCAGATAGTAAAGTGGGTCAAGGTTTACACCTAAGCCGCCAGCCAACTTCTCAAACATGTCACCTACGCTTTTTAAGGCTTGCAAGATGCCATTAGCCGCGTCGAGTACTGAACGTTTATCTTTACCTTCAACTTGGCGTAGGATGCCAAACAACCCTGTTAGCGGGTCAAATATCTTTGTCTTGATAGTCTCGACTGTACCTTGGAAAGTACCTTCAAACTCGGCTATCAAACTATCTGGCGCTGACATCTGTAAGGCGGTCAAGTAAACCTTAGTTCGCGCTTCCTGTGTTATGCTTTTCCAGTCTTCCGGAGACAAGCCATTTTTCGCAAGCTGGTCACGTAAGTTGCTTTGAAGGTTTGCGTTGTTTTGAAAGATATCCGCTACCATCGACTCTTGAAAACCAGTTGTCCCGGTCAAGAACCTGTTACTCGCGTTCCCAGCGTTGTTCATATCAACCCCGCGAATAGCAGCAAGAATACCTATTCGTTTTGTAAACTCTTCACTCTTTGCTGTAAAGTCATCTCCACTAAACTGCTTTGAAAGTGAACCCGCGATACTCCGGTAGATACTAGCATAACCAGCAGTTTCCCCTGGCAAAGCTGCTGCTATATTCGCAATGGCAACTTGACTACTTTCTATCAGTTTTCTCGCGTCTCCAATAGGTATCTTCATGTTCACCGCCAGTTCGGACGATGACGCAATAATAGAAGTTTGCATTTGGGCGGCTGACCACAAACCATCTCTAATATAGTCGACACCTGAACGTAAACCGTCTAGCAAGTTTGAAGGTATAGCCCGCGTGAAGCCATTAAACCAACTGTTCGTAACCTGTTCTAAAGTCTGTATCTTGCCTTCATACGTTTCTAAAGTCGGTGTCAAGTTGTCTTTGACATCGATGCCTACTTGGATGATGTTGCCAATACCTGATGCTATTGTCGACGCTGCTGCAACACCTCCGACTATTGCGGCGATAGGTAGTACCATACTTTACTCCCAGTTATCCTCATCTATATCGGACTGCCCTAACTCGGACATCGTTTCTATCAGTTCTATCAGTTGCCATATCTCTCTGTCTTCCCACACCAAAGCTAGACCTACCACCTTACGTCCGCTTGCCGCGATAACCGCTTGTAATAGTTCTAGCCTTGTGAAGCCACGTCCTTCATATTGGAACTGGCAAAGATGTGCTTCTCCACTAGGATGTGGGTGTGTTGAGAGACTGAAAGGTTCCTACTGCATTTAGTAACCTCACCGCGTCTGCCAAGTCTAGTTCGTCTATTTCTTCTAAAGACAACACTGGACTACTTAAAATACTTATCATCTTATATGACGCTGTTATTTGGTCATCTCCCGCCGTGACAAAACCTGCAATATGTTTCAGGTGTTTTCCTTTGGGAGCTTCAAGCGTGATGATACGGTTATCCGATAGCGTTACGGTAAGGTTACTTGTCATGGCTTTTCAGGTTAGGTTCACCTTTACCATGTTTACTGTTTTGTACTATTTTGGAAGTACACTTCTATCTCAAGCATTGCAAGTGAAGACGATGTTCTATCCACTTCCGCAACTCGCAGTCTTGTCACAACACACCCCGTATAGACCCGCGCCTTAGCTGACGCAATAGGTGTTCCGGCTATGTCACTTGTAACTGGTTGAACCGTGACAGTAAAGGCAGTATCCGCGTTAGCGTTCTCTACTTCTTTTTGTGCCCATAGTTCCAAAGCCTCATCTTGAACAGGGTCATAAGGTTTTGATAAGGTCAGCTTTTCTCTCGAAGAGAACCCAAAGGTAGCTAAGGTCTGCCCGGTTTGTCCGTCATTGTAAGCTACTTCAGGTCTGGAAAAAGAAGGCGCACTAGCCTTTGTAAACAGGATGTTACCGGATAACCCGGTAGCACCATTAACCGTAACGATAAAGTTTTGAACCGTGATAGGTTTAAGGTTTGCCATTTAGTTCCTTATGCTTTAGGTATTGATACTTGAGGTGTGGTGATAGAAGTCGTAGCAGTGTTTACAGTTCCCGTTACAGTTTCGGTCAAAGGTGAACCGATAGCGGCGCGTGCCATCCTGACAACCATCACTTCTAAAGTCGCTGTTGGCACGATAATAACGTCGACCGCAACTCGACCGTTCTCTAGGTCAAGTGGTAGGTTGTTACTACTGTCACAAACAACTCGATAAGCTAGGTCAGGTGTAGCGCCATATAACGCGCCCGCAACTCGTAACCTTTCGCAAACACTAACACCCGTTCCTTTGATGTTGGCAAAGGTAGTACCTAACCCGTCGACACCTGATAAGACTAGGTTGTCGTAGGCTACTTCCAAAGTACCAGCTAGGATGTTCAAAACTAACCTTACTAAATAAAAGCGATAGAAAGGGTTAGTCGACAAAGTACGCGCACCATAAATGCAGAAGCCAACATTAGGAAAGAACCGGAGGGCGTTGATACCTAAAGGGTTGATAACACTTTGTTGCGTCTTTGTGATAGTGGCTGTCAAAGCAGTCACACCACGTAAAGGATAGTTCTTACCAGCCGGAGGTTGTTGTAAACCTCTGTCACGTTGCGCCCGTAAAGCAGTTGCTACTACGTAAATACTTGCGGGAACTGTCACGCCAAGTTCGACTACTACATAAGGTGCATAGTAAGAACTATGTCCTTTAGGACTGGAAAATAAAGCACGTTCAGTTTGGCTAGCGCGGACGATATCTGTCGAGATGGCTACTGCGTTAGAACAGTCGATAACACCTATCCAATAGAACGCAGGGTCAGCGCAAAGGGCTTCAATACCACTTTGAAGTAGTATCAGTTCCGCGTTCAAAGTAAAGCGCTTGAAGAACTCCGGAGCTAGGACAAAACCTTGAGGCATGTCAGCATCGAAAGTGCGTAACAAAGTCAACCGAACATCTTGAATATCTGGTGACGCTGGCGCGGTTACAATAGTTGGTGTGATGTTGGCAGTGAAAGAGAAGGTATCTGCTGCTGCGTGCTTAAGCACTAAACCATCTAAATAAACGGTAGCGCTACCTTGGTTTACTAAAGTGGCTAGACGACCTGCGATAGTTAAAGCAGTGTCACCAGTGATAGCAGTTGTCGAGTGGACAAAACCATTGACCGTAATGGAAAAGACAGTATCGACTGTTAGGGGTGAGAAAACTAAAGTACGGCTAGGACTTGCAGCAACGTTTACAAAGTATAAACCACTTCCGGTTCTTTGGTCAAAGAACGCCTTAACAACCGGGATGGAAAGACTAGTACTTCCAAAGCGGTTTACGAAGTCATCAAAACTTTGGACAAAGGTAGGGATGTTTTTGGGTGCGTCTACTTGGCTTGAGTAACCTAACAGGTATACCGCGCTATGGTCTGACAAAGACGCTGGCGTCACACCCCAGGTATTCTCTTCGACGTAAACGCCGGGAGTGTTATAAACCGATAGTGAGATAGGCATAGGCTTAAGGTACTCTGTTAATAGTTAGTATCGTATCTAATATGTTTCGTGCCGGGTCTACGATGTCTTCCGGTACTGTCGGTTGTAACGCGCGTTTTATCCCTACCAATATTTGGGTAAAGTCGTAAGGTAAACCTGGTGTTCCCACTTCAAGTTCCGCTACCCACTGAACTGACATTGACCATTGCACCCTGATAAACCAGTCACCCCGCGCGTCATCCCGCTCCGAAATAGCTATCGGGTCATTAGCATGCAACTGAAGTTGAAAGATGTCAGCTATGTCACCAAACTCCATTAATAAACGGTAAGCTACCGTAGTATGTATCCCTTCATAAAAAGAAAGTGGTAGGTTGTCATACCTTAAGGTTCCGTCAATACGACTTATCAACTCTACAACCTGCGTAGCACTTTGCATGACACTACCACCGTTCCGATAGATGTGGACATCTGTTATCGGAGGTAGCACCCCTACCGTCTCACCCGCTTGCAATGGGTAGTCAAGTTCCCATGTCGAGACTGTCAGGTACTTCACTAAGAACGCTTTTAAGCCTGTACGCCATAAAGATGTTTTCATACTCTTGACCTAAATAACGTTACTATCGCACTATTCTCGACTATGGCAGTTGTCACGACATACTTACTTTCACCTCTCGTACCATCCTGAAAAACCATCTTTCCATACTTTATGGCGGCAACTGGTACAGTCAACGGGATGCTTGACACCATCAGGTTATCACCATTTATTGTCACCCCTAACGCTAGGAAGTTTATCAGCATCTGGGGCGTAGGTTCAGTCACCTTTGCCGTGAATGTGTAAACTGTCACGCCGTGAGTTAGGACGACCGTCTGATACTGCCTAACCCCTAAGCTAGGAGGTATCTTGGCTATCAACCTTTGCTTCAAACTTGATAGGTTATTTGTTAGCGTCATTTATTTAAAACCACCTGTGATGTCAGTTCCGCCACTTGTCAGTTTCGCGTAACCCGGCGCACTAAACTTTGGTACTGATGATGTCATCTCACCCGCCCGTTGCGCACCAGCCTTCTCTAACTTTTTCTCATTTTGGGCTAGGCTACGTCCTTGTTTTGTGTTGAACTTTTTACCTACTGCCCTATTTAGTTGCTGCATGAAGTGAGCTGTTATTTCAGCCATCGATGACGTCAACATAGCCCGCGCCGGAAAGTGTATAGTTCCCATTTCTTGATAAATGGTGTAAGGTACTTCGTTCGTCCATTCAATACCTTGACCCTTTGCCCTACCTTTCCACCCCGCCTTTAATGCACCCGTCTTTACAGGGCTTCTTTGTTTCATTAAAGCTACACCGTAAGGTATGGTGCTATCTATTGCTTTTCTTATTTCAGGTGTTATGGTTTGTCCTTTGTTAAACAGTTCACCATAGTACTGAATACTCTTAGACATGGTAGCCTCCTAAAAGTCACTGTGAATATTATATCGGCGGTGTCCTTGACTTTGCGCGGTGAGATAAGGATATGACCCGGCTGACGTTAGTTGTTCGTTCAAAGCACCCGTGTACTTATTAAACCGTATCGGTATTCCGGAATAGGCGGAAATAGCTGACAATAGTCGAGTGCCTTCTAGCTTCAACATAGCAACGTGTTTGCCATAGTTTAGCTTCATATCTCCGACTTGCTCTGTCATACCATCTGTCACTATGGATGCAAGCGCTACGTCGACGTCCACAAGTTTTAGGAACGCCGCGTCGATGAACTCCATTCTACTTAGAGAAATAGGGTACTGAGTCATAATGACTTCATAGTACCCTAATGTTTCAGATATTGATAATGGGGTAGCCATTGTGAACCTTAAGTTAAGCTATCTAGGGATGCAACTGACTTCCGGTTGAATACCCGGAACTGTGGTAATGCATAAAGTTCAAAGGAACGAACTGCACTGTTATTAGAAGGTAGTTCGGCAATGTGAACGTTGATACCGTAGGTTGACTCCGGGTTGATGATGGCTGTGTTTGCCATATCGCCACTGGACGCGCTACGTTGCAATGCGAAAGAATAGACGTTCAAGTCTTGGCTATTGAGGAAGTATAAGGTTCCGGCAGAACACATGGGGTCTTCAATAATGGGGATACCTTGATAGTACCGTCCACCCATACCAAGTTCAACACGGGTCAAGCCATTGACTTCTTCATCTGGGGTCAGACCAAAACCACCGCCAGCAGTGATAAACAACTTGGTGTAAGCGGTTCCCATTCCGGGTGCGCAAACTATCATGTCGTAAGAACTTTCTTGCTCTTGGACTACTTGTTGAAAGTCTAACAATAGGCTAGAAGTCAAAGCACGGGGTGATGCGTCTGTGTTCCGGATAGCTTGCCAAGTAGGATAGGTTACGGGAGATAAACCAGCATAAGATACTGTGTTGTCACGTACTACACTTAGACCGGATATTTCAGCCGCGCCAGCATTACCCGCGCCAGTGAAAAGAAGTTGGTTGATAGTTCGGAGGATGCGAGAAACACCACGTTTAACATGACTTTCAAACAAGTCAGCTAGTTCTTCAACGGCAAGTGTAGCTGCTTCTTCTATCTCGATACGTGAGATGTTGAACTGATGTTTCACACGGTAACGACCGATACGAAGTGATGCTGCGAATACGTCATCTGTTGCGGTTAATGAGCCGTTAGCTGTAACTGCTTCAATAGCGGCAACTGCACCACCCATGTCAACGTTCCAGTTAAGACTGGTGTCGAACTTAGTACGCATGCTTTTCCGGGCGTATAGGTTCACAAGTAAGGGGATAGCTGTGAGGCGCGTATTAGCGACTGCTGGCTCAACTGCTTTAGCGATAGTCTCAATAGAAGTTAAAGGCATAGTAGTAACCTAATGGGTTGTGTCTTCTTTACTGTGTTTATCCGAGTAGAGCTTGCGCCAGAGTTTTAGCTGACTCACTGCGTGTTGTAGCTTGAGGTGGCTTTGCGCCTAAAGTTGCGGTAACTTGAACTGGTTTGAGAAAATGTTTACCTTCTTCAGTTCCCAAAAAAGTGGTGACTTCTTCCGACAGTGTTCGTCCATTCTTTGTTACGATGGCGTTGTCTTTTGTTTCGTAACCTTCATTCAGACGGTTGTAAAGTAGTTCATGTACTACACCGGAATACTGCAAACCTTGCACTTTACCTAGTTCATCATTGATAGACTGTTTAAAGGCTAGGGTCTGGTTTTCTTTTTCCCTAACTGCCTTTGAAGCCTTCTCTGTTGCCAACTCTGTTTCAAGGAGTTGTAGGCGCTTACTAAGCGGGTTTGTATCATCCACGGTATCAGTAGGAACAGCAACAGGGTTTGTAACATGTGACTCCAATGCTTCAGTGCGGTCGTCGACGTATCTCGAAACATCTTCCAATAAAACCTTGGAATGTTCGGCAAGGGTAGCTTTTAGGCTTGCTGCATGTTCAGTCATTAAACTGGCAAATAACTCTCGAACTTGACTTTCTTCCATTTTTAGTACCCTTGTTATGTTCTTCCTATACTTTGTTTTGTTTAACGACCTAACCTCCTAGCCGCTATCCCCAACGCTCCGACACTTACTAAACCTAAGCCCGCCGCTAACCTTGGACGTTTTTTAGCTAACCGTAACGCGCTTTTCCCTAACCTAGTGGCTTTTCTTCCGGCACGGATGCCCATAGAAAGTAACCGTCTGTTAGTACTCTTTCTTGCGCCAGTTGCCGCGAATAGCCCGCCGCGCTGACGTAACCGTCTCGATGACGCCTTACGCCGTTTACGCTTTACAAGCATTACAATACCTCTCCTACAGGTGTCACATTGTTTGCCGGGTTGAATATCACTTCTAACTCATCACGTATCGTATCCTCATCCACTGTCGAAACTGTCCCGGTCAACATCTTGGATATCTTTTGCCAAAATAGTTTTTGGGCTGTTAAGGGGATGTTACCGCGAAGTCCGTCTACTGATACAGCGTTTAGTAGTTCTTCTTTGATGTCGTCGACATTGAAGTCATTCAGACCTTGCACCACGATATCGTCTGGCGATAGTCCCATCAAAATAGCTATGTTTTGGAGTGCGGCTTCATAAACATGACGTACCCTGTTACCATAGTCTCGCATCGTATTTATCAGTTGTATTTGGTCAACCATCTTGCTAGCACCACTTTGCGCTAGTACTGATGTATCAGACGATGCAAACCTCATTGAGACGATAGCTTTTATTTGTTCCTCAATAGTCCGTAGTTGGTCTGTCAGGTTCCGAATAGCTTGCCCTGTCGACTCGACAAACTGGAATGATGCACCCACTAAAACTTGTCTGTTTCCGAGTAACACCTTATCATACTCCGGTTCTTCCTGCAAGTATGAGGGGTTATCGTTAGCAACAGGTGGTGACGGCGTAAACACCCTTTGGATAGTCCCAGCCAAAACACCACTATCACCCCAACTTGACTCGATATTCATGTGTTGTATTTGCTTCAAATAACACATACAACCTACCCATAGTTCGGCTGGCAGTTCGCCAACTGTTACAAGACTGTTAGCTGCATTATGAGGGAACACTGTCATAGGCAAGCTTAGACCTGGCGTGTTTGGCAACATAAACTTGGAACCGTTCCATACTTTCCAGACTTCGCCATTTTTCAACTGAACCGGAGCTTCATATACTACGGTTTGTCCCGGCATATAGTACGTGTATCGAACTTTATAGTCTAAAGCTATAGGTGTTCTTTCAGCCACTATTTCCCGCACCTTAAACCAGTCGTCATCCCTATTCCAGTCGACAACACTTGTCACGGGTAGTATGTTCAAATAAGGCATAGCTAAAGCAGTCTCTTCCGCCTTACTACGTGGTGTCTGTTCGGGTTGTCTCCTATCCGCCACAATGTAAACTTTGCCGTAATACAACATCTCAAGAAAGATATCTTGAACTAGTGTTCTTTCGTCACGGGTTCCCCTAGCGTCGTTATGACCCCTAATATAGTCAAAGACTGTATCGATATCACCTTGCGTGTTGACGTATAGTGGTGACGCTGCTAGCTTGGCTGCTGTATCCTTTATGGCAGTACTAAAGATAGGCGTGTAACTAAACCGCTTCATTCTGCTTTGATAGTCCCTCCGTGTTTCGTCAGGCTTCATAGGGAGATAGTATTCGATGTTCCTTAGGATGCTAGGAGCGCCGTCACGTAACTCCGATATCGTTTTCCAAGTACTAGCATAGAAGTCATAGTCCTCATGCGTCCGTTGCAAAATAGTGTAAAGTAGGTTTTCTTGTAACTCCATTTTCATTCCTTAACCTCCGAGAAAACAACCTTAATGACAGTTGCATCGTCATCCGTCTCGATGCTATCTTCTAATGCAGCCTGTTCCGTTATCCACTTGACAGCCGCTAGCTTCAACGTAACCGCTTGTATTGCCACTGACGGTAAACGTTCCAATAAGTCGATAGCGTCTTTTCCCGCCACTTTCTGAGTCAAATAACCATCAACTTGGCATGCCTGATAAACGGCTTCTGCCTGCGTTAAGATATCTTCTATGTCAGCACGGAAAGAACCTAGTTTGTCAAGTAGCCTAGTATATCTCTGTTTTTCCCTCATAATAAAATAGGCATAGCCTTAATGTGCTATACCTATTCTGTGTTATTTCATCGAGTCCCTTAGGGCTTTTCTTAAGGCGGCGTACTCTTCCGCCAGCAGCCTTGTCTCTTCTTTCATTCTAGCCAACTCGGAGAGGCGTGCATCTTTTTCAGCTTGTCTCTCTTCAGGTGTTTGAGCCATAACCTTACCCGTGACCGTGCTATCTTTTTCATATCTCTATCTTAACACACTTTTCGGATCTTGTGTTATAGTAAAGAAAAACAGGGATAGTTATGACTGACGAAACTACCGAGTTCAGACCAAGAAATAAACGGATGCCTAGTCACACTGTATCATTTAATATCAATAGCGCACATCACATGACGTTTCATTCCCTTGCTATTGCTATGGATATGTCTGACTCCGAGCTTATCAGAAGGGCTATTCAAAGCTATGTGAAGCTACATAAGGACTATTACAAGGTCGTTCCAGACTATAGTTTCATTAAACCTGACACTATATATAATGAATATGCCTTGACTGACGTTGAGTTTGAAGAGCTAAACCAAAGGACACTTTGGGAACTATCAAGGGCTGGTCGTAAAGCTGCTAGTGATAAAGAGAAGCTAAGACTAAAAACCATCAGATCCGAAAAAGCTAAAAAAGCTAGGGTTCTCCGTTTTGAAAACGGTAAACCTAAAACAGGTCAAGTTTCGGAAAGTGTCGAAGTCGTTAAGGAAGTATTAGTACCTACTGAAGTTATTACACCAGTTAAAGAGCCAAAACCTGAACTACCTGTTATACCTATGACCCCTGAAGTTGCGGCGTACCCTGAAGAAGCTGTACTAAAGAAGACGTTTTATTGTGGAAAATGGGTCATGATATGGAGTCTAAAACCTGTCGTCTTTAATAGTCCAAGATGGCTCACCAGGTTACATACACTACCTACACCTACTACTGATAGGATGCGTAAGATGGTCGCACTTTTAGACCGAATAGAAACTTTACCAAAAGCCAAGCTCTTAACTTTAGAAAGTGAAGTCCAAAAAATATTACAGACGCCTGGTACACCTATAGATGTTCCATTCTCGGTTTTAGTATGTGATAACATCTTGGAATACGCGTGCTTTTTATACCCTAATGATGTTCATTAAAGTTCAGTACAAAAGCTTCAAAAAGCCCTTGCATTTTCAGACAGTCTTTGTTATTATATAGAAGTGAGGGAAAGAGAAGAGCGGGGAAGTCAAGGCAGAACACCTAAGGGCAGTTCCCGGAAGATAAACCAACTAATACGGAACGCAGTGCAAATATTCAGCACGTAGAGTGTATGAGAGCGCGTAAGTCCATTCCGTGTCCTAGTAAATACTTCTCTCTCACATTGTTAGGTTGACGGTACTTAGTAAGGACTAAGGTTGAAGGTTGTTTCAGTGGGATATTCGGTAGCGTTATTAAACTAGTGACTACGGTCATTATAGCGCCAGCGTCCAAAGCGCTACCGGGTTGAAGACTGAGACAAGATGGATACCAAAGTTCAGAAAAGTACTCGACGCCTAACCCTGATGCTATCGGTAGTGTTAGCCAAGTAGCCCGCACTACAAGTAAGTCTAAATACTTCGATAGCTAGGGAAAAAAACCGAATAGACGTCTTAACCTATTAGCTGGCGCTTAGGTCTGGATGTCTACTAGGTTCTCATGTCAACTTGTTTGCTTGAAGGACTGGAAACAGTTAAAACTAAGGCGGGTCTTGACACTATATAAGGAATAGCTTCATTGTTATACTTATCGTCACTTCACTGAGATAACACCTTCTTCTGACAGCTTCTGAAGCCTACCCTAAAAAGTAGGCTTTTGTTGTGTCTACTGTAACCACTCGATACTATTCAAGACTTTCTGGACGCTATCTGCTTTTTGTTCGATACCACCTATCTTGACTATTCCTTGCCCTAAAAAGCCTTCTACTTGTGCGGTTGTATTCTTTAACGTACCTAGTATGTTGTCGATGCCTTTAGTACTACCTAGAATACGTGTAATAGCTTGCTCCGGCGTAGTAGGTAAGCCTAACCCTAACTTGTTAGCAATGGTCAAACCAAGGGTTACTTGCGGCGGGAACGTGAAAGAAGACAAACCAGGTGCGGCGTCCAATATCTTCCGAAAGTCTTTTGTCTTTCCCAAAGCCTGTTGCGCAACACCCGTTATTGACTTGAATAAAGACATAGGTTACTCCGACTTGTTATTATCATTGTTCCGAGAGATGGCAAAGAAGCCCGATATAGCACCTACCGCAACACTAGTGAACACTGGCGCAACATCTGGTTTTATTACTGTCACGACCGTCGTTGCCACTATCGCTGTTATTGTCACGCAAACCCGCGCAACTGTTGCAACATATTTCTCAGTCAACATGCTTTTTACCTGCTTTTGGTGTTATAATAGAAGGTAAGGAGGGAATGCTATCGGTAGGTTCAACATATACCTTTACGGTATCCTTATCGGCTAACAGTACTACACTCTTAGTTCGGTCAACCAAGTTGATAAACCAAAAACCAAAGGCATTCTCACCCGCGTAAAAAGACTTCTTACCGTCAACAACATAAAACAACTCAAAGGAAAACATAATATGTCCCCACTAAAGGCTACTCCTATTTTGTCTTTATTAGAAGCATCTGAAGCACGTCTATTTTGGTTGATGGGTTACAGCCTTAGAACATTAGCACCACGTTACGGCATGACCCATAATATGTTACATTCCAGACTGAAGCAACACTTTGGCAAAGACTGTTGCAGTCGTAAAGCTAACAGCCTATCACGTTCACTATTGCGTGACGGTTACTCTTTGGAAGACATAAAAGAGATAGCCTTCAAGCAAGGTAATGAATGGTTGTCTTCCTATCGCCAAGACAACACCTATAGCAAACAACGTATGCTTGACTTTACATACGCCATCGACTGCCTAACTTACGATGACCCTACAACCCCAGATCCGAATAGCACTTTTCCTTTATTACCCTGGTTTATTCAACTTGCTGACCTTCTAACCAGTCATCTTTACTTCGCAATGGTTAATACCCGTGAAACAGGTCTGTAAGCCTCATGACGACCTTAGCCTCCCATTCTGATACATATCATTGTGAGAGGCTTTTTCATGCCTTCTAGCCCTAAGTAGTTTCGTTACTCAGAATAAAGACACAAAACCGTCAAAGCCTTACCATGTAAGGATATCCCGTTACTCAACCCTAAAATAGGTCTAAAATAAATGATACATGATGTACCTGTATGCTATGTTTATTACATTACTGACGGCTTGAGAGTGAAAGTCGGAATAGCAAAAAATGTTGCCAAGCGGGTTAAGGCTTTGCAAACTGGTAACGGTGGCAAGTTAGAAATAGTTCACACCATTCCGTTTTCTTCCCGCGCCCTTGCCTTCAAAAAAGAAGCTAGCCTTCATAAGATGTATAGCTCCTATCGGATGCATGGTGAATGGTTTAGCCTTAACGTACTTAGGAACCTACCCGATATAAAAGAGACATGAAAAAGTTCAGTAAATATCTGTTGCATTTACCTAAAGGTTTAGTTACTATAAAAGAAGAAAGAAAAGAGACAAAGGAACAAACCACATGACAGACGTTACCAAGACTTCCAAAGCAGTTGTTACCACCGTTAAGATAGGTGCTGACATGGAACTTGAAGGTCTGATGTTACCAGACGGTTCTTATGCTATATCCATAAGCCAAGCTAATACATTACTCGCGTTTTCGTCCACACAAAACCATGCCTCACAAAGCCTGAAACGTATACTGGGAGCGGCTTTTCGTCCACACAAACTCGCTACTGAGTTAGATAACACACTTATGAATGTGATATCTCTTACGGACTTCAACCTAGTCCTAATACGCCTAACAGCAGCAGGTAATGAAGCCGCGTTTAAACTCTTAGAAACATTATCGGCATTATCTTTACACCAACTATTTTCAGATGCCTTTGGTGTCAAGTTTGAAGCGGAAGAAAGACAAGACTGGTTAACCTATCGTCAATGTCACCGTGACTCCTATTCCAAACAGTTTGCATATTGGGCTGACGTTGACGGTTGTCTTGAAGGCTGGCAGTTTGGTAGACGTCGTAACCAGTTCAAAACCGCTATCAACCTTGAAATAAAGTCGGTCAACCTTTACACCTCAAAAGAGTTACATATTTTGAACTTGGCAGACGCAAAGTATGACCTCCTAAGAGAAGTTGGGAAAACACATATTGAAGCTATGGTTTATCTCACAGCAGCTTAACATCTCTTAACGAGAGAACCGGGTCATACTAGTTCTCTCGTGTTACAATGAAGAAGTCAGAAAGAAACAAAAGAAAAAGAAACTAAAATGAAATATACGATGTTCGCTACAAACCTAACAAAGGTTACTTTCTCAAGTGGTCGTGGTTTTAGACTGTTCGCCGATAGTAGTACAGAAGTATATGTACCTATCGCGGATCTGAATAAGCTTTTCACAGTTGCCGTCACTTGGTCTTTAATGGACTATCATAAAACCACCCTTCACACTGTTACGGACATTATTGAAGGGGAACATGTTTGCGTTACCTACTATGACATGTTAGCTATTGCCAGCACCCTAATGGCTAGTGACTATGAAGACACAATGGTAAAGCTTATCGCGGAAGAAATAGTAGACGCTCCGACTGAAACAAAAAAGTATCGATGCATCTATAGTGAAGGCATCATGTACCACTCTTAACATTCCGTAATACAAATAGGAGAAAAGATATGTTGGCTACCAGAGAGAAAACAGTTGCTTTGTCCACTAATAGCTTCAGAGTGTTCACAACTAAAGGTAAGAACACCTTCACCCCTGTTGTCGACGTCTATCGGTTGTATGGGTTGTCTGACACCTTATCATTCCTGAAAGAACTTAAGATAGCCTTACACCTTATTACCGATAGTTATGCCGTAGAACACAGTTGCATCCAGTATAATGACCTACTTCGCATTTCACATCTAATAATGGAACGGTTCAAAGAAGACGGTTTAACTTAAGGGAGATATGACTAAACAGTACTATTTCGGATCTGAAGAGTTAGTACCCCTGGGAGAAGTTGTAAAGTGCTTCTCTCTCACCTGGGAGGTGTTAGACTTCTTTGAGGTTAAGGTTCACGCCTTACCAACTACAGACGGTGGTCAAGTGTTATGCATCACCAAGTCTGACATGACCTACTTAACTAACAAGCTTAACATTACTTAACACAAATATCTTTCAAGTTTCGGTTCAAGCGCGGTTTTCCTTGTTATAATAAAAGAAGAAAGAAAAGAGAAAGGAACAAAACAAAATGGACATCCAAGTAAACGACTTAGTTCAAGACATCCACGGTACATCTTACCAAGTGACCATCAAAGGAAAGACAAGCTTTGGAATAGCTGGTTTTCCTAACGAGTTCTTCCGTCCTTTAGATGCACGCACTATCAAGTCTACTTCCGCTAGCCCTACTTACCTTTACAAAATATAGTCACCCTAGTAACCTAGAAGGAAAAGAATATTATGTTATTACGCAGCCTCCTTTATGTCGAATACGGTCTAAATAACACCCTGATAGCCAAGTACCTTACAGCTATTCAAAGGGTCACTTACGAACTCTACATTGAAGCAACAGGCATCTATCCCGTTGCAAACATGGATGACATTTTCGCAGACTTGACATATCTCGAAAAAGCGCTCGACATCGTGATAGGGTTCTAATATGAACATTCCCGGAATGGAACGGATAACAAAAGTAATAGTCGGTGGTATCTATTGCTTTGAATGTATGCCCGTTCCTGAAGGTTTTAGGGTTAGTCTCCACTTTTGGAACACCCTTTACCATAATGAAGCCGAAACACAAACCACTATCGTCGATGAGATATTTTCAGATGTTGTCAAGGCGATGGAGAGGTTAGGTAAGCTTTACTCGGAAGAGAAGGCTAAAGGGTTCCCTGGTTACTACCTAACCCAACATCAGATGCAATGTAAAGAAGTAAAATGTGAGGTTTTCACTTATGACAACTAAAGTAGTTCTAGACTTTTCGGTTCTTGCCTTTGCAATGGAAGATAGTCTGAACCCTTTGATGACCACACCTGCATTCCAAGCACTGCCGGAAGTTGGTCAAAAAGCAGTACTGACTGACATAGTTGAAGGTCAAATGCAGTACTTGGCATCCTTAGTTTTCATGGGTGAGAACCGCCCTTCAAAGTACCAACTAGTGTTTGTCAGTGACAACAAGAGAGATGGTCAGTATTGGAGACATTCTTATGTTACCCTTCCTGAAATAGAAGAAGCTAGGGTTAGTCGTATCCATACCGACTACGACTTAAGAGTTGCAGGACATGTTGAACTTAAAGCGACTGATGACACATATAAAGGTCGTAAGCCAACTAAGCCTAGAGAAGTGAAGCCTATCTGTTATAAAGGTGGTCGTAAACAGGTTAGTGCTTTTCAAAGCTTACTACGGATCGTAATGCGAGAAAGTGTTGACAAGAATGGGTGGACTTTTCTAGGTGTTAAAGGTTATGAAGCAGATGATGTTGCCGCCTGCGTTGTAGCACTCATGGACGGCATCGACTATGTTTGGCTGCTAACTATCGACACTGACTGGTTAGGTCTTGTTAGTGACTCAGTAGGCTGGTTTAACTTGGCAACTTATGAGCCAAGAGTTAGGGCGTCCTTGACAACTGTAAACCAGTGGTCGCAAGCTAGACTTGGTACTACCTTTGAAACTCCAAGAGATATTTGGGACTATAAAGCAAAGGTAGGGGATGCATCTGACAAGTTGCCTATCTTCAGTCCTATTGAGGTTATTGACCTGTTGAACCCTCCTACTGAACATAAACTATGGTTACAACCACGGGTTAGGTCAACCTACTTGCCATTGCTGACTGGTGACGTCGATAACGCTACATTAGGTGTTACAGCAGCCTCATACCTGTTGAAACTTCGCGCACTTGGTATTCGTCCATTCATTGCTAACGCAGCGTAGGAGCCTTTATGCATAACGATACTTACAGCTTTATCTACTTTGAAGGCTACTCCATAATAGCCGCCAACATGAGAAACAAAGATAATGAGGACTGGAAAAATGAAGACTATGAACTTATTAACTCTTGGCACGCTTACCTTGCTGTTGACGGGATGGATGGTTACTATCTCTTTAACCATGTTTCAAGTTGCCTCCTACATGTTGGAGAACGACTTCCTATATTTCTGAGAGGAAGAACGATGTATCGCTTGATACGAAAAGAAAGTTTCTAAATACGCAAGCGCTTTATTCAGAACCTTGTTATTATTAAGAAGTGGAGGACAGAGAGAGACACACTCCACACCAAACACACTCACAAAGAAAAAGAGAGACTCTAAATATGGCTAACTTAAACCTAGTTCCCGTTATTGTTGCTGACGTTCTTAACAAAGCTTCTGTTAACATCCCTAACGGTTCTAAAGGTTCCATTGCCCTTTCACATCCTATCCTTGCAGTTGACGCTTCCATTCATAACCACTTCAACCGTGTTGCTACCTTCTTAGGTATTGACCTGAATGAAGTCAAGAATGTCGTTGACTATGCTAAAGATGCTAACGGCAAGCTATCAGTTTACTATCCTTGCGTTAAGAATGTGGCGGGTGTTGCATCCTTAGTCTGGGGTAAGTTGGTACTAGCTTTGACCGACATCGCTCACACACCTACTTTCACTGGCGAAAAGTACGTAAACATCGAATATGACTTAGAAGGTGTTGATGGCGATATCGATATTATTTCCATCCCATTACGTGCCAACAAAGACTACAAACCTACTTTGAACCGCACTTCCGCCCGCACTTTACATTCTAAAGGTAAGCTGGCAGAAGCGTTATCCACAGGCTTCTCAAACTCTAGCAACATTAAGGAACTTCAACCCGGCGTTTACAATATTATCGGCGCTAAAGAAGTTGTTGGTTTTCAAGGCGCTCAAAAGTTTGAAGTCAACATTGAAGGTCATGGCTGGTATTCCGCACCTAACAAAGTGGCTCAAAAGCTAAATGCATTAGGTTATGACAACATCAGCGCTGCTACCCCTTGGAACCTTGAACTAGGTGACATTAAGGTTATGAAGGGTGCTGACGGTCGTGAAACACAGTACCGTGACGTTGTTTACATCTCGACTTCTAACATAGGAGCTATCGACTTCAGTGCCTACTCTTTTGAAGTTGTAACCCTAGCTGTGGAACCTACTATTCCTTCTTCACTTTTAGACCTTGACAACGACGTCGACTTCTAGTAAGATATAAGGCAAGGGGTTAGACATCTAGCCCTTTCGCCGCCTCACTCTTTCCAATACACCCCGCGCACTAAACATAAAGGACTGACGACTATGACTATGAAAACACATGACCCTGCTGACATGAATGGTAAAGCTGAACATGAAGCAGAACATGGCGGTGAAGAGACAGGTACTTTTATTGCTTTTGATGAGGTACTGGCAGACCTAGTGGCTTATATGGAACCGAGAGGATATTTAATGGCTCCCGATCCATTAGGTAAGTATTGCGGCTGGTCTTTCTATCTTACTGACTACATACGGATAGATGGTTGTAATGTTAGCAACTCAAGACGCCTTATAAAGACCGTCACTAATACATCTGCATTGAGAAAGATGATATTAAGTTGGGTGCGTTACGAGCAAGGTCAGAACCGTTCAAAGACTTGGATGGATAAGGCTATTAAAGCTTACACATCTTTGTTCGAGAACACTACTAATGGTAACGCAATGAATAGCGTTGCTAAAAGCTCGGATGAGGTTGATAGCCGCGTTTTAGACACGCAAGGTGGTACTGGTTACGGTAATAAAGTGTTACCCCTATTTCAGTTTGTTCCGGAACATCTGAGAGACTTGGATGTTATGGAGCTATTACACGTCCTACCTGACGCTGAAGCTACCATGCTTATGATGATGTTAGGTCGTGGTTTATGGGGTGCTAAGGGTCAAGTAACCTTAGATGGTAGGGTTATAGACCATAGATGGCGTGGATGGTGCTTACTACATTCCGATATAGCTGGGATGGGTAAGAGCTTCTTCATTCAGCTATTGGAAAAAGTAGTGTCATCCTTAGGTTATGTTTGTCAAGACTTACCTACTGAGATGTCTAGTAAGTTCAACTGGGGTAAACCCGCTACTGCTGACTTCGCACTAAGAGACGACTTCAATAGTGATGTTCAACACTCTTTCATGAAGAATGCATCTGTCAAGATAATAGCTAGCGGTGGTTTAATGACGACAGAAGATAAAGGACAGGACATGCAGTGTGGTGTTAAGACAACAGCAGTCATCATAGGGTGTACTAACTACAATAAGCAAGCGCAATATATTGGCGCTGATGCAGGACATATTTCACGGGCTAACGTCCTATCTACCAAGAGTACATGGGCATTAAGTAAAGGCGAACAAAAGACTTTATACTCTCAATGGTATGCCCTTGCAGCTAAACATGAGGTAACGCTTGAAGCCTTAATGATGCACCTCCTAGTGAAGAGCCAAGAGATGTTCAAAGAACACATGGACGCTAACACTCTTCATGCCACTTATGAGTCCTTAAGACTAAGTTACGCTGTTAGACCAGGCTTAACTAGCCTGAAAGATATGTGTACTGCTACGGCACATCTAGTAGCCTTTGGAGTCGCTATCGATAAATATATGTCTGTTGAAGAAAAAGAAGACAAGGTAAGAACCTTACTATCGGAATATGGCTCCCAGTACTTACTAGCAACTATTGCAGCCACTGTCTCTGGAATAGGGCGTGATAGTGACTTCTTCCCTAAAGGTGTTACAGCGAGTAATACAAAGACCATTAAGCGGTCTATTCATGAACTAATACGCTCGATAGACTCAGAGTCACCCCAGAGTATGTTTAACAAAGTTTCGCAACTTATTCACAGTTCTGATGGTTACAAATATCCCGGATCTGTAAGCGCCTATTACAGTCAGATATGTCCTGAAGAGTTTGTTGCCAAAATGCATGAATATTCCGCTTGGACTGATGACGAAAAGAAGGTGGTTAGTAGGCAGTTAGAAGACAGCCTTGAAATACTTCTTAAATAAGTCTGAAAATGGCTTGACAAACTAAGACAGGTTAGCTAGGATAAAGAGACATCAGAAAAAGAGTCTCCTACCTATGTTAGCCTGTCTTAAAAATGTTTACCATCACACATTAGACATCAACGTCATAACCTTATCAGATGGCTCGCAGGGCGTAACGACAAGTGCTTTATGCTTCTATGCTCCCATCTGTTTTCTAGGTAAGAGAGATATAGCCCGTGTAATGCGAATAGTTCATAAGACTGACGTTCACTCTTTCCTTTACACAGTACTACCCGGCGAAAACAAACCAACATCTTACCTTAGTTTGGCTGACTTCCGTTTACTAGTACGGACTGTAGTCTCTTCACCCTTGAAAGAAATACTTCAAAAAGCATCTCTAAACTAGTTTGAAAAAAGACTTGACATCCTGTTGAGTCTTCGCTAAGATAAAAGAACACCAGAGAGAATGAAACATACAGACTTTACAACCCTTACCGTAGTTTACGGTGTGATGATAGGTTTATCTTTCTTAACATTCATATCCGCCGTGAGGGGTTATAATGAAAGAGAACCCAAAGAACAAACCCCTCAATGTCAAACCTTCTTTAACATTTAACATCATGTCTTATTACGGAACATCATTAGGAATGGGTTTAGCTGGCGAAAGAACCGTCAGACAACTCTTAGAAGAACTAGGCATCCCAACGGAAGATAGTTCAAAGTATGAGAACATCATGCAAGATATCGACTGTTGGATAACAGTTGGCTCGCAGTGGGAAGAGATAGGTGTCACTCCCGGAATATATCCACTTAGTATTAAAAGACAAGAAAGTGGTTGTAAGTATAAGAATATCGGGTTTGAACTTTATCAGCAAGAGAACCCAACAGGGGTTAACGACCTAAGGACAGATGACGAAAGATGGCTACCAGTAGGCTGGTTTAACACCGGAGTTTGTCCCATCTATGCCATCTTACAAGGGACTAAGGTTAGGGTGATGACAAAGGTAGCTGTGTTACACTCTATTAAGACTTTCGGATGGTTGAGAAAAAGACCCTTGACAGCAGCTATCAGAGATGCTATAAGTAAGTCAGCCAGGTACAGTGATGCTATATGTGGCTACCTAAATACAACAGACGTTCACCAAGTAGAATATAACCACCATGACCAAAGTAAAGTTATTATCAGACCAACTCCACCTGCAAGTGTTAGGACGTGTTCCTAACTTACCATCCAATAGAGAAGTTCGGGAGATGCAAGCTAACTGGCTTGCGTCAGGCTTACAAGACGCAACTGACGTTAGTGCCAATGTCGAACTTCCCCTACCTTCTTTCTGTGGTTTAGCTTCAGACCTCCTAGAAGACGCGTCAGCCGTAGCAGATGACTACCTGGCACGTTTAGATAGGTTGAGTACTGTCACCCTTGCCAAGCCGCCACAAAACATCCCTTGTAACCAAAGTGGATGGATGAGATGGACGGGCAAGACTTGGCAACACTGTCAAAAGCCTGCTAACGGTTCAACAATGGTAGCTGACTTTGAAACAGTTCAGAATGGTACACACTGGTATCCTACCACTTGTGTTTGCTATGTACTTGACAAAGGCTGGTATGTTTGGCAATGGGCTTCACATTCTGACCTAGTGACAACAGTCAGCATAGGAGACAACCAAGTCATAGTTGGTCATAACGTACCTTACGATCGGAGCTATTTCAGCGAGTCCTATAGGTCAGATGACTCGAACTATTACTTCGACACAATGGGTGCTTTTATTGCAGTCCGCGGAATGTCAAACCAACAGATCGGAGCTTTTAAGTCGGAGTACTATTCGGCTTGGAGTGAAGAAACATCGTCCAAAGGGCTAGCAGCAGTTTACAACTTTTACACCAAGAAGACCCTTACCAAGACAACCCGTGACAGCCTTGTTACGATGAACCCTAAGCAGATGTGGGGTTACATGCCACAAGTACTGCCTTACTGTCTGGACGACGTAATGGCAACTCATGAAGTGTTCTCTCACGTCTATCCGGAGTTAAAGATGGCTCAACCATCTAAGGCTTCATTCAGTGGTCAGATGTTGCTAGGGCAGTGTTGGCTACCTTTATCGGCTACAAGGTTCCCAGGCTACTACGACAAGGCAGAAGCGGTTTATAACGAGACAATGGCTTCTGTGCTTGAGGACATTAGGTTAGCTTATGAGAACTTCAGATCCGAATATGGCTTCATAGCTGACGAAGACATTCCCCAACATTTACAATGGCTAGACTGGACTAGGGGTTTATCAGGAAAGACTAAAGGTCAACCTAAATGGCTTAGGACTATTAAGGCGGAAGACGTCACAATGGCATCTAGGATAGCCGTAGCAGTACTAAGCATGACCTATAAAGGTTTACCCTTGTACTGGGAAAAACACCCTACCTTAAAGACTGAAGGTGGTAAGCCTTGTGAAGGGTGGAGAACGACTGAAGCCTTCTTAGACAACTTTGAGGACGCTGACAAGGCTTTGTCATTCTTATTCTCAGAGAAGCTAGCAAAGGCGGGCTGGTTTGATGCTGGCATCCTTGACAGTACTAACCCTTTACTTCGTGAGACAGTTGCCAAGGTCATAACCTGCGTAAACTGGACAGGCTTGAGAAGTCGAGTTGCCGCCATTAGAACGGAAAGTCCAGAAGGGTTCCCAGTTTGTACACCTGCTATCGTTCCGACTGGTACTGTCTCACGCCGCGCTGCTGACTCAACTTGGCAGTGCGCACCTAATGCCAAGAAAGGTAGAATAGGTACTGAACTGAAGACAATGATAGAAGCGCCTCTCGGATTCAAGATAGTTGGCGCTGATATTGACGGACAGGAAGCGTGGATAGCCTCACTATTTTCTGACACATTAATGGGTTATTGCGGTTCCTCATCCTTTGGCTTAACAATGCTAGTTGGCATTAAGAGTCAGAAGACAGATGTTCACAGCGTCATCTCGCTCTTAGCCGGAATAGGTCGCACCCTAGCCAAGAACATCTTTTATGGAATGCTTTATGGCTTAGGTTCCAAAGGCGTGTTCGCTTACATCAGAAAGTCTAATGCAGCCTTTACCGATAGGGAAGTTCAAGAAAAGACTGACTACCTTATCAGAATGGTAAAGGGTGTTAAACGGAATGGTAAATGGGTAGACGGCTTAGGATCTGAAAGTTTCAACTACATGGAACGTTTAGTCGCTAATGCTATACCTAGAACACCTGTACTAGGCGCTGCACTATCACTATCACTTTCCACTTCCGGTAAAGACTTCATGACAACAAAGATAAACTGGTGCATTCAGTCCAGTGGTGTTGACATGCGTGACATACTTCTTACCCTTTGTCACTACTTCTTCAAGAAACTTAATGTGAATGGTAAGCTCCTAATGCCTATCCATGACGAAGTTCGTTATTTAGTACCCGATAGTCAAGTTGGCGCTGCTGGTTACGCCTTACAACTAGCTCACCTTTACACAAGGGCTATCTACATTGAAGCCTTTGGTTTAGATGGAATACCTCAAGCCTGTGCTTGGTTTTCAGGGGTAGATGTAGACCATGTTTGGCGTAAGGTGTCTTTTCCAGATCCGAGTGAAAATGGCGCTGACAATGCAGAAGCCATTACACCAAGTCAAGATGCTTTACTACCTTACGGTTACACATTAACCCCAGGTGAGATAGAAGTACCATTTTAAGAAGGTAAGAACGTACCACCGGGAGAAAACAGACCCTCTCCCGGTCATCCTAGAATGGTACATTAGTACTAAGAAAAAGAATGTTATGTACTTTTATGTCTTTTTGGTAAACGGTTGAAAGTGTGTTAGAATAAAGGAAGAAAGAGAGAGAGAGAAGAAAAGATGTTACAGACCGCACCGCCAAAGATGGCTCAAACTGCTACTCCTCCGAGAAAGTTTCAAGGTACACCTAAAAAACCTTCCGAGTTAGTTACATGGTCAGAAAGTCTACTTCGACATACAACCCTAGTTTGGTACGAATATGATAGCCTATTATGTCCTGCTTGCATCTTACCTAGTTTTGCTACTTACAACGTTAACCCTTCTACATTCCTAAGAGCCTAAAAATATGTTACTCAAAACTTTAGAAAATACTGCCAAGGTCATTATCGTTAGCGGTTTATCTCGCAGTGGTAAAGACACCTTAGCAGACCTAACTGGTTTACCAGTCGTTAAGTTTGCCGCACCTATGAAGCGTGCCTTTGAAACATTCATGTCATTGCCAGTTGGTTTTCTAGATAGTGAAGCGCGTAACAACCGCGTCGTCGATATCGTAACTGGCATCACAATGGCATACACCTATCTAGACGTGATGGTAAATGCCTTCAAAGTTTGGAAGTCCATTCACCCACATGGTTTATCGTTAGGCGCGGTTGAAGCATCTTGGCAAGGTTTAAAAGCTTTTGTGATGACTGACCTACGCGCTCCTAATGAAGCCGCCTTAGTCCTAAATAGGTTCCCACAGGAAGACATACTTAACATCGTCATAACTGGTCGTGGGACTGAACTAGAGTCAGACATCCACCTAGCAGCTAACGGCGCGAAGTTCATCAATAAGGTCATCCTAAATAACGACAGCACTTACGACGACTACATCGACTTGATAACGACAGTTGCTTTACCAGCCATCACCAACTTTATTAAATAGGGAGATAAAGGTTATGTTACTAAAGATGACAATAGAACTCGAAAGTGAAATAGTACTTGGTTTAGTTTACGATAGCATCGACAGTGGCTTCAATACAGTTGAAGACTTTGCAGCACATCTCCTAGAAGGTTACGTCTTAGACATCGACGATGAAGACCTTGATAACCCTGACTTCTCAGAAAGTGGATGTAATGGTAACACCTGTTTTGCAATGCTACCAGTACTTCCGGAGGATGATGAGGACTAACTAGTTCACAGCGCCTTGAACAGCCTTACCACCTATCTTAGAGATGGATGGTAAGCCATATTGAACAGGGGTCAAAGCGCTACCCTTCTTTCTCACTTCAAAATGTAAGTGGACGCCAGTTCCGACACCAGTACTACCCATATAACCTATAACGTCACCCTTAGCAACGGTGGCGTTTACTTGTGTGTTAAAGGACTGTAAGTGCGCGTAACGTGTTTCAAAGTCGTTAGCATGTTGGATGTAAACAACCTGACCATAACCCCTTTGGGTAGCCGCAATAGTGACAACACCGCTTTGGCTGGCAATGATAGGTGTTCCGCGTGCAGCGCCAATATCAGTTCCGTTATGTTGGGTTGAAGCACCAGCCGTAGGAGCGACTCGACGCCCTACAAGTGATGTAACTGACCCATTGCATGGAACAATGAACAAACCAGGTGTAGCGTCATTTAGGAGGTTAATGGTAGGGGTAGTTGGTTGAACAGTAGGAGTCGAGATGTCTAATATTTCCACAGGGCTAAAACACTCTATTGTAGTAGTACCGTCAGTTACATGGGTTACTTTGTTTATGAGCCAAACACGGTCTAAGTACTCTGAGATACCTTTAGTTCTAAGTGCCGATAAAGGGGTCAAAGTCAGCATAGTATCATCTGTAACTACGGTGAACTGTGAGGGTAAGCCTTTAACTCTCTTAGTCCTTTGAACTTGCTGCAAAGCTATTATTTCTTGACCAGGGAGTAGTGTTCCTCCGATCGGAGCTTTTGATGGCGTAGTACCAGTTGCGTCCTTAGAGTCTTTAGCCGGGTCAACGTCTGGCACTTTCTGAATGACCTTACCTGTTAAGGGGTCAATAGCACCTTTCACTTCACCAGTTAGAAGACTATCAGGTTGTTCATAGGTGTCCGAACTGTCAATAGCTTTATCTTTCACAGACCACTTTACAAGGTTCTTACCTATTTCCAAAACGATAGAAGTGTCTCGGATCTGAGAAAGTGACTGGATAAGAATAGCGCCAGGTTCTTCCGAGATGAACAGACCAGCCCTACTTGCTTCACGTTTTAGGAGTGCATAGTCGGAGATGCCAGTTTGTTCGACGACAATAAAGCTCGGATCGTAAGCTGCTTTATATCGGACTTCAATGCCGTGAGTGCGTCCTACTCTTTCGGCAAGTGCTGAAAATGTCAAACCGGAAATAGCTTTTGTTCTTTTCCTCCGGTTCATAACCCAACGCAAACCTTGACCTGTTATGGTCGTCACACCACCATTGTCGACTTCAGTCCCTGTATGAAAGAAGGTCATCTCGATAGTTTCCCACTGAACTATCAGCATGTTTCCTTTAACAGGTGGAATAGCAAGTGGTGTTATAGCCTGCGTAACAGATGAAACAGTAGTTGGCACGGCGTCAACCTTAGTCGACTTTACGAGTAGGGTAGGTGCTTCTTTAGGCTTCTTTTCGGCTGACAGTGCAGCAACTGCTTGAGCTATCAAAGCCGGAACTTCAGTTTGGTAGCGCTTAAACGCGTTGTTATATGTTGGCATCTGTGCTGGTACTATCCCGTTTATAACCCGCCTAGCGTTATAAAAGTCGGTTCCCTGTTCATTGATATATCTTGACAACTTACGTCCAGTGAAGCCGCCATCTCGCATCCCTTGAACTAAAACCGGAATAGCTACAGGTAGTTGCGCCATAATATCGGGGTTCTTTACTAAGTCGACACCTAATATCTTACTCCAATAAACATACCGTTCTTTGCCAGTTGTTTGGGATAGTCCACGACCACGGAAAGTGTAACCGTCACCAGGGCTTGTGTTACCTAACCTACCTTGATAAGACTGTTGCGCGGCACTGTTACCCCAGACTTCTATCATGTCCCGTGCCTTACCACTTTCCCCGTCAGCCGTTGCCAAAACATAGGCTATTTGGTCTGGGAGGTTTAACCCGGATCTGAGACATTCTTTCACTATTGCAAGTTTGATGCTTGCCCATTGCAAAGAATAGCTGTACTGTTTTCCCGGATCGTTAGGTATGTCCTTCACTGCTTGGTCAATAGCTGGCGCGTTAGCTCCGACTAAAGAAGGTGGCTCCGGTTGTGGTAAACCTTGAATACCACCTGAAGCCATCGAGTGCTTTATCAAGTCGTTAGCTATCTTATGGGTTACATCTGACAACCTTAGGGATAGGGTAGTACCACCTTCATTAGCCGCAAGCGTTATTGACCCACTTAGTATACTTGAGAACACGTAGGGTAGCCCGGTCATTCTGACTGTAATATTTGGTACATTCATATTCAGTGTTGACAGTTTAAACAGTCCTTGCTAGTATTTAGGGGTGGAGAGAAAAGCCACCTAACACTACTCTGTTACAAAGGACATTTATGAAGACGACAACCACTGTTTACAACGGCAACGAAGTGCAACTCGGTTACATAGGGTTATCTTATATAGCATGCACAGGCGCTCGCAAAATACTTATCAATAGAGAAGGTGATGTTGAGCCATTAAAACTGACAATAGTTGAAGATGATGAGACAGTTCTTATAACCTTTGACTATTTATATAAAGGTGCTGACTGTCTAGACGTTCTAAAATGTTCTAAAGTTGGTAAGTTCTTGGTTTTCGAGTCACCCTCACTATGTCTCTTTTCTTGCCTACATTACGCGGGTTCAACCTTCTATAACATAACCAATAAGGCTTTTTACATTGCCAGTGCCAAATATAAGACAGTCTTGAAAAAGATGGGTGTAACCTCATTCAAGGCGGACTATCTTGACCTGATAGCACTTAACCCTTTACTTGACACTAACTTCCTTCTAAAGAATATGGAAGTACCTTTACCTAAAAAGCCACCTAAGAAAGTTGAAAAGACTGAAGCGGTGAAGTTTCTTATCGAAGTGCTAAAGGGATGTCCGACAACTACTGCGAGTCATAGGGCTATTCACAAACCTTCAACCTTGCCAGTACCTTCTGAGACGTCTAGCTATAGTCGGAATGTTCGGAATGGAACTGAGTGGTTAAGTGCTACTCTTTCGTTACAAAAGTTAATGCCCATTCGTGAAGTGGAAACATTCTACTTTCCCGAAACTAAAGAGCAGTACATTGCCTTCATTTTGATGATGTCCTATACGACTAAGTTCAATAGCTGCATGTATATGTTTACGCATGACATCACACTAAAGCGCGCTAAAGCGTTGCTTACAGTGAAGTCCTTGACCCCTCCGAGAAACTTGGACTGTAGTGGCGGCATCTATAGTTTATGGAGTGTGGATGACTTCCTAAAGGGGTCTATCATGCCTTTCTTCCAGTTAGGAGATGACGGGTTAGTCGAAAAGCGCTTCACTGTCTTTATGACTGACAAAGGCTATAAAGTCTCGAATAGCTATAATATGTCCCAACTTGACATAAAGGTAGGTGGTATGTTAATAGACGGTTCTAATGGTGAACCTGGGACAGTCTGTTACGCAGGTAGGGCTTACATGAATGAACCTGCTAGACTATCGCAATATATTTATTGCTAAACCCCTTGACAAAGGGAAAATAGTTAGTTAGTATTTAGGGGTAGGCAAAACAGCTTACCTCTCAACCCCAACAAAGGATATTAGACCATGCTAGACTACAACTACGACTACTCCCTAGATGCCTTCTTAACCGACTCTTCTTACATTAAAGAAGCTTTGATAGATGAAATAATGTTGAATGGTAAGAAGGTCACTCTGAACACATCTGGAAGTGTTTGGTGTATAGGTTCCGGTTCACACATTTTCACAGGCTTGGAAAGTGTAGCTTACAAGTTCAAAAACCACCTAGTAGTAACCTCCTATTACACCTATAGAAACAACAACTCACAAGAGACAATGGTTGATGGTGTCCACATCTTTTACATTCACAAAGACGTAGCAATATCGGTAACACCAGTAGTACCAAGGACTGTAGCTTGTCTTTCCAGTCTTGTCACTCACGTCTTTCACAACCTATTCCAAAGTGGCAGACATCCTTCAGTCTTGTTTCTATTTAGTAAGCCGGAGTCCATTGTTAAGAAAGTAAGCACTCTCAAAGGACGTCTAGCTATGACAAAGCTAAACAAAGTGCTAGAAGGTCTAACCGAAAAGAGAGTGGTGCTTGAACCGGGTTATGACGTAGCCGCCGTAAGAAAACCAGATCCGAGTCCTAAATGTGAAATAGTTACTTTTCTCTCGGACATCCTTAAAGGGTGCGACCAAGTGGTAGTCGAAACACTAGCCATTAAGTCACCCAAAGACTGCGTTTATAAAGGTGACTATTCGGAGATGTCTCTAGACCTATTCGTAAGGCGCTACAGCGAGCAAGCGGGTCAACAGGTCATAAAGGGTTCAACCAAGCTTTACTACACTCCTACGACTGCTAGACAGTACAATGCGTTGTGTTTAATGCAAAGCTACACCCAACACTTTAGAAGTTGCCAGTACTTGCCATTACAGTCTTTTGACAAGTATGAAGTTGAAGCCTATTTAGGAGGTGACATCTCCGAGATAGAAGGGTTCTTCTCAAACTTCGACTTCGTAGCCTTACAGCATTTAGACTTTGAAGACAGAAGTACTTTACGCTATTTCACATTAGACAGTGAAGGTTTTGTCCAAAGTCGGTTCAACCTTTATTACGATCTGAACCTTGGTCATTATGTGGCTAACAACTATTACAACATGACAGTTCAATGTTTTCGGATTCAAGGCGTTATTTACATGCCAGGGAACGCCTTACAGTACAATGGCAACAGCTACCTTAACATCATCCCTACACCTCCAACAGTTGACAGCCTTGAGAAAGAAGTTGATAGAGACGACCACGATGACCAACTGTACCGCCGCGAAGTGATAGCTGAAGCTTTAGTCGAAGACGATGACGATGAACCTTTCTAAGGCATTCTGAGAGGGCTAAATAAAAGAGAGGGCTAAGAAGCCTTCTTTTTTGCTATTCGTACTTTTTCACCACTTCGAGACATTTTGAACATTATGTACATTATGTATATTATGTACATTATAGTCATTTTGAACATTATAGTCATTATGTACATTTTCGACATTTTCGACATTTTAGTCATTTTAGACATTTCACCATTCTGCTTTTCACCATTGCGCTTTTCTTTTCACTTTTAACGAGTTTTGGTCATTACAGCCCGCGCGTGACAGCCTCCTAAATAGGGAGGGAACCCAATAGGTCATTTAGCTTACTAATGAGCCTTCAAGGGCATCCTCACGCCGCTAACCACTTTTCACCATTCTAGGTTACTGAGAGGCGGTATAGGTTGTTACCAAAAAGAGAGAAACACTGAACTATTGAAAAAGTACTTGACAGAAAAAAGAATGTTAGTTAGTATTTAGGGGTAGAGAGAAAACAAACCGCCTAAAGGACATTCACCATGTTACAAGTACTTCGTTCCGCTTTAACCTACGATGACAACTCCGAAACATACACCTTGAAGGCTACCGGAGTTCAGTTCTCAGACGTTCACGACATCGACTTACCAGTTGAAACACGCTTAGAAGTTACCTTCAAGTCTGGACGCATTATGTTCCTTTATTCCATCTAAGTTAGTCAGTCCTAAAGAGTCCTCAATGGTGAGGGCTTTTTTTATTACTATTCTAACTTTCCTAAGGGTAGGTATAGTTTGTTACAGTGAAAAGAGATGTACTGAACTTTGGAAATAGCTATTGCACTTTTTAGAAAGGTCAGTTAGTATTAAAGGGTAGAGAGAAAACAAACAACCCAAAGGACATTCACCATGACACAAGTACTACGCACCGCTTTAGTTTATGACGACAACTCTGAAACATATACCTTGAAGGAAACAGGCGTTAAGTTCACAGACGTCCATGACATAGACCAGCCTGTTGAAACTATCTTAGAAGTTACATTCAAGTCAGGTCGCATCATGTTCCTATATTCCATCTAAGCTTCACTAAACCCAATAAAAGTCCCCTATCGCAAGGTATGGGACTTTATCCCAGTAGAACCCATTAAAGGTAAAGGTCATGTTACATAGAACATTTTCCTCCGGTCAGTTAGTTGCTTTAGAACTAAAGGCTTCTCAAGAACCTAAATATTCCATCAAAGGTCAAATGTTTGAGAGGGGCTACTATTTCGTCTCTTCGAGAGAATACGTCCTAGCTGGCGAACTCCGGGTGAACCGGGTTTACGTTAACAAGTACGGTGACGTCACTGCCTTTGGCTAAAAGAACAAACCTAGAAAAAGATATAGCCTTACCAGTCTGGTAGGGCTTTTTATTGCTATTCTAACTCTTAGTAGTTTTTATACCTAAAGAAATATTCTAAATACGGATGCAACATTCTTGTAAACAAAGTAGAATAAAGGAAGTGGGAAAAGAACTATTGCGGGATAGGGAAAAGAACACCATGTTTGAGGTGATGGGTTTGCGGGAACTCAGATCTGAAGACATTCCAAAAAGCCACTAGGCAAAGCAGACTATCTTAAGCCGTCCTTGACTCTGTGGGAAGTTGAGAGGAAAGGTTTAACTAGTCCCTTATCCTATTGGAAATATGCCTGAAATATTAGTACCACTACATGCCGGGCAGATGACCCTACTAACTGACCCACACCGTTATAAAGTAGCAGTGATGGGTAGGAGGTGGGGCAAAAGTAGGTCAGTAACATATAACCTTATTCTTAAGTCACTAGGCTTCAAGGGTAAGGTTGACCCTGTTTCACCGGAGATGGTGTTAGGAGCCTTACCGACGGCAGTGCAAGCCCGGAAGATATTATGGAAGCCTTTACTGTCTTTAGCTACGACAACCTTCAAAGACCACTTTGAATACATCAACCGTTCCCAGATGTTGTTAGTTCCGAAATATGGAAAACCATCCATTCAGATAGTGGGTGCTAACGATAGCAATGGCGATGGGTTACGTGGTCAAAGAATATACTATTTCAGTGGTGACGAATATCAAGACTTCAATGCGTCAGTGCTAGACGATGTTATCATGCCCGCAATGGCTGATACACCTTACAGTACCCTAATGCTGACTGGTACGCCAAAGGGTAAGTTGAACATCCTTTACCACGCTTTTATGAGGGAACTGGAAGACAAAGCATGGAAGTCTTTCACGCAAACAACTGCTGACAACCCTCACATCAGTCGGAGTGAAATAGAGAGGATGCAAAAGACTATGCCTCCTAGAACATTTCAGCAAGAGATGTGCGCCTCCTTTATCGAGTTCCAAGGTAGGGTTTACACGGAACTGGAAGAAGACAACCTACTACCGGGCGGGGATGCTATCGAATATTCGCACTATATTGCGGGTTGTGACTTTGGTGACATAAACCCGGCAGTAGTGGTTTTCGGCGTCCATAAGAATGTTGAAGGTGAGGAACAATATGTTCTCGTGAATGGGTGGTATAACCAGACTGAAAAGCCTATCTTGTTTGAAGACTTCATGCAAGTTGTCAGGGCTTTGAATAACCGTTACCACCCTAAGGCATTCTTTTGTGACCCTAGTAGACCTAGCCAAATATTACAGATGCGTGCTGACGTTCCTGCGATCGCAGGTTACAACCCCATTGCAGAAGGTATATCCCAGGTTCACAGTTTGATATATCAAAAGCGGTTTATCATCTCGACGACAGTTGCCAGCTTGCCGGGGTTCAAGTCCTATGCCGGGAAAGAAGCCTATAGCGAGTTGCTAGCATATCGTTACGCTACGGCGCGGGATGGAACGGTAACACAGGTCATAGCACCGGGTCAAAAAGACCACATGACAGATGCTATCCGATATGCCATTGCCCGGAAAAAGCCTACGCTTTGAAAACGACAGAGTATGGTTAGCAACACAAAAATAGGACTATGCCGTACTCTTCAAACCCATTATTGGAAAAGCTACCTTATGAGGGTTATCAGACTAACGAGACTGTAATAGCTTTATGTGCTTCAGTCGACAAAGACTATAGTGACTTGGCTACCTTGTTACAGTCGATGACAGCAAACCTAACACCGTCGACGGCTCCGAATAGCTATTTAGACTATCTAGCTTACCTAGTCGGTTTTAGTGGTGCGTATTGGGATAACAGTTGGTCAGTAGGTGTGAAGCGTGCCTTTATCACAGAGGCACATTCTTTATGGCGGAACAAAGGTACTGAAGCAACTATTCGGAAAGTGTTAGGTTTTCATGCTATCCAATATGACATGTGGATGCAAACCAACTTAACGATACCCTTTGTCATCCCTGGTTTGTTCTCAAAGAAAAGCCTGAAATATTATATCCGACTTCCTATAACATACGCCCGTGTTTCGACACAATGGCGTGAAGCTGAAAGAACGATAAAGAACTTCAGTCCGACAGTCGTCGAAAGTAAGGTTTGCTATAACGCCTTTATTCTTGGTTATTCGGTTTTAGGAGAACCTGTATTCTATTAATATGCCAAACACAACAGTTTCAGCTTCTATCAGAAAAGCGGGTAACATCCCGGTTGTCGGTTACATAAACGTTACCTTGTCACGCGCAACAGTTGTCGACGACTTAATGCTATTGCCATCAGTCCAAAAATATGACTTAGTGTCTGGTAACGTTTCGATGACCTTGGCGGCTACAGACGGGGTGAACGTACCTTACATCTTTGAAGTGGTAGAAAGTACCGATATCCCTATCGACAACACAACAACGCCTCCCACGCCAGCTTACACGCAGTTGGTAACGTTGAACACTTTCACGTCGATAGTTCCGGCTAGTATTGTCACAATAACCTTAGACAGTCTGAGTGCGACTAACGGTATTTTTGAAGATAACAGTGACGCGTCTTTTGTCGCTTTAGCGCGTAGGCTATTTTACAATGACAGTTTCTGGTTTATCCTCCGACAAAACCTGTTCAATGTTAAAGGTGTTTTCAACCCATTGACAGCTTACATAAGGGGTGACTTGGTAACTTTGGATGGGTCATCTTTCCTAAATAAAAGCCCGGTTCAAGTGGTAGGTGTTTTGACAACTGATGTAACCGTCTGGTTTCCAATGGGTGCGCGGGGTGCAACAGGTACAGGCACTTCCGGTAATGACTTGGTTTACAATGCGACAAACTGGTTAGGAGAACTAGACGCACCAAGTCGGAATGCAGTCCGTAACATCGTCGAACTATTGGCAACTAAGGCGGAACTGGCGGGGTATGCACCTTTAACCGGAGCTACCTTAACAACCGCGTCTTTGAATACTAACCCGGTGGCTGGTAACAACACGACATCAATAGCGACCACTGCCTTTGTCCAAAGTGAAGTGGCGGGTATCAGGTTAGCAGCTATTCAAGTCGGTTCCATCATAGCTTACGCGGGTGGTGTCGCTCCGACTGGATGGTGTATTTGTGACGGACGTCTTTTAGTTCGGACATCTTTTCTAGCTTTGTTCGGGGTTATCGGAACGCAATATAATATCAGTTCCGGTGGTGAAGATGCTACTAACTTCCGAGTGCCAGACCTTAGGGGTAGGGTTATTTTTCAACCTGATACTTCCGCCTTTACGGGTGCTGCTGCGAGAAACACAACAGTACTTAGCGTAGGGACTAGTGGCGGTTCTCCAACAACAACACTATCAGTAGCAAACATGCCAGCACATAACCACGGTGGCGCAACAATAACACCTAACGAAGTGGCATCAGATGACGTGGCTTGGAACTATACTGGGGTAGGTGTAGCAACACAAGGCGTAGGACGTGTAACAACGGCGGGTGGTACTAGCCGTTATAACAGTCACACCCACGGTATAAACTCTCAAGGTAGTGGAACCGCGTTTAACATGAATAACACGTATTTGTCATTAAACTACATAATGTACACGGGTTAAACAGAGTAAGGTCAGCAGAAAACAAAAGAGTAGGTTGTCATGGTTTTATATCCAAATACGCCCTTTACTGATGGTGACTATTTTATCGCTGACCTTGCTACCCTAGCCTTCAACCAAGTGTTTGATGACCAGACGTCTTATCTAGGTCATAAGGCAAGGTTGACAGATGATAGTCTTTCTAATGTGGCGGGCAACATCAAAGCTAGAGTTGGCAATATTGCAGACGCTTTTCTTCCGACAGTAGTTTCAGGTTTGACCGTCAATATCGCGGCGGGTACTTTGGTACTACCTACCGGAGTGAACCTATTGAAGCCAACACAAAACATCGTCGTTCCGAATAACGCTAGTACTTTCATCTTTGCCGATAGCTTAGGTGTTATCACATCTGGAACAACACCACCTGTTGTGAGACGCCTGATAGCTTTTGTTATTGCATCAGGTGGCATCATATCATCTGTCACCGACTTGCGTGACGTAGGTCATAGACAAGTTCAACCACAGGCTAATGTTATCCGAACTTTCGGAGGTTCATCGACAACTGACTTTACGGCAACTAACGGGATAACCTTGGCAGACGGCGAATACTACTACCGCAACTTCACAGTACCAAGTGGAGTGTTAGTTACTGTTTCCGCCTTTGCCCGTATTATATGTTCGGGTAACGTTGACATATCAGGTCAAATAACTGTTACTCCGGCTGCGAGAGGTTGTGCGCCTTTGGCTTATGATATCGGCGCGGGCACTGTCTTATCGGCTGGTGCGGGTCAAGGCTTAGGAACATCTGGCGCGGCTTATCCTTATAGCGCTCAACCCTTTGGAACAGGTGGTAATGGTTGTATCGCTTATGCACCCGGAGCAAGTTGGTTTTGGTCAGCACCAGGTGGCGGTGGCGGCGGTTGTCTTTGGATAGACGCGGCTGGCACTATTACCGTAACAGGTGTCATTTTCGCGCAAGGTGGTAACGGTGATATTGGCGGTGCTAACGCGGCAAAGAACCCGGTGTCAGGTGCTGGCGGTGGTGCAAACTGTTTAGTATCCGGAAGTGGCGCGGGGTCAGGCGGTCTTATCCGACTATCAAGTACCATATCCATTACATTAGGTGGCGCAACTATTTTATCGGTTCAAGGTGGTCAAGGTGGTGCTGCTATCTCAAATGGCTTAGGAACATCTGTCGGTTTGATAGGCGGCGGCTTTGGCGGTTCCGGTGGTTTTATCGTATTGGGAGCGCCATCAATAAACACAACCGGAGCAACTATCGACTTACAAGGTGGCTTCAGTGGAACACCCGCCGGAGGTACTGCTGCTGGTACAAACACTTGGACGATGCCTAACTGGTACACACCACCATCAGGCGGTTCTTTCGCAGGTGCTAGTGCTGGTATCACAGTTACTGGTACGGTTCCTAACCTAACCTATGTCCGTGGTCAAAGCACTGTTGGACGTCTTATCACATTAAACTTTATACCCATTGGGTAAGGATGTTTCGTGGAAATAGTCGGTTACACTCGGTACTTTTTTTCTTATGTGATAGAAGAGTTTGAAGTTTATGTCTACACTCTTGAAGGCGTAGCAGTTGGTTTACTAGCTGACAAGCCTGCGAACTTTTTCCAAGCCTACGCCTTAGACGGGACAGTTCTCGTAAACCCTGACTTTATATTCAACTGGAACTTTACACATCAGGTGACTGAAGCAAAGGTCAAACCTTATGTCCCGCCATTTATTCCTAACGGACTCCGGTTCATTCAGTACTGTGAGCATATAGCAAACTTCAACCAGACCAAAGCCGCCTTGATAGCTTTAGCCAAGTTTGCCGCCTACATGGAGAACGTTGGTTACACCGGAGGCGCGGGTTATCAGGTTGACGATATTCGTGACGCCCTTATTGCAATGAGGGTGACTCAAGAGTTAGAGAATAACCCTACGCCTTAAACAGGTTAGATATATCCAAGTCAGGCTAAATGTTACATGACACATCATATCTCGGAGGTGTCTAATGTGGCAACGGAACAAAGGGTGGTAGTACCTTCTTCAAACCAAGGTACTCCATCTTTCGGTGATGTTGCGACAGAAATAAAAAGTGGACTTTGGGCGATAGTACTCGCAGGTGTTGTAGTATGGATAGCAACGGCTAAAGCGCGGGAGGCATTCTCGACTTACTTCACCGAGTATGTTAGAAAACAGATAAGCCTGTTAGATGTCGTCAAAGAAACTTCGACGGAAAATAACAAGCTTATCAAAGAGATATTGGTAAAGGTAGATGAGGCTAGCAGTCATACTAAGTCTGAAAGTGTTTATCGTAGCCCTCACCGATATGACAACTTAGGAGATGACTAAACGGTATCACCGTCACCTAACCCACGGTAATAGGTCACACTACGCCCTATATTATCGACTAAAGTGATGGTCAGTCCGTCTAGTTTTGGATAGGAATAAAAAGACGGCATCCCCAGGTTCAACGCACCACTATTCAAGAAAAGTGACGTAACGCGGTTAACACCTGTCACTGTCCGTGTAATATATTCCAGTTCATTGATGGCAAGTGTTGACCCTATTTCATATTCGCCAGGTGCTATGTAAACCTTCAAAGCGTCGAAAACATTATCGGCGATACTTTCTTGTAAAGACGCGGTTTGCACTACTATGTCAAGTTCGATGGCAAGATATGTTGCCGCACTAACCCAAACTGAAGACGCAATATAACACCTCTCTTGAAGCAAGGTCTGAATGTTGTAAAGGGAAACTTCAGACGGAATAGTCAAGTCTTTGTAGGCAACAAACACATGGGCGTTACCAACTTCTTTAGTACTCCTATTGGCGGCAATAAGCGGGAAACAAGTTGAGACAGCTATCCCGGTTCCTCCGGCTAAAGTTGTTGCGGCTGACGTATAGTCTTCTTCCGTGACTAAGGTGTCTCTAATGCGTAGGCTTGCCTGAACCCGAACTAAATAGTCTTCAAGTGTTTCCAGATCTGAACCGCCTGTTATCGCCTCATCATTGAAGACAGCTTGGACGTATGTTGTCACGGCTCCCAGGTTTATACTGTAAGCTACGGCATTACCCTGACTACCCGGTTGTAAGGCGGCAATGGCAACTGACGCGCTAACCCCACCAGCACTGATAACCATCGTCTCAGTTGTGACATAACTACCTAAGATAGTTCCTTCAGAAAGAACAAAAGATGAACCTAAGACTGTCGACAAAGTTACGAGAAAAGAACCTGTCGCAACGGTTGACAAAACACGTTCCACTCCGGTTAGTCGCATCACTTCGATAGCCAACGCTTCAGGCAGTAGGTTGACATACCAAAGCAGTTCCGCCGTAAGATATGTTTGACCTTCTAAGAGTGCCATCAGGGCTGACCCCGGCTGACTCGCGTTCAAGGTTCCGGCACTGGCGTTACTAACCCGGAGGTAAGCCTGTTCTAAAAGTTCTTCATCATTGCGCGGGTCAAGTACTAGCTTTGGAATAGTCATACAGTTATTACCACCTTATTATCGTCAAACAAAACAACCACGTCTAACCGTCCATCCTCATTGAAAGTGACGGTAGCACTGTAAATAACGTTGAACCCATTCAGACCTATGTCAAGTGTTTTCCTAACCAAAGTGCTTAGGTCAGTCAGGTTACTACCTGCGAAAAGAACATCGGCTAAACCATATTCGGGGCGTAGGACACGTTCTTCTAACTCGGTCATAAGGCAGTGTCGAATAGCATCTTGGATGGCAGTGTTATAGTCATCATGCAATACGATGTCACCGCCCTTTGCTTCAATAGGATATTTGTAAAGCATAAAAAAAGATAGCGTTCAGTTTGCTATCTTTAATATGTTCTATGGTTTGAAAACTAAATGGCTTCAAGATATCTGATGACCTTTGACTTTGAAGTGGCGTAGGCTATTTCCCGCGCCGTACTAAACCCTATGTACCCTCCGACATTTAGTACCAGTATCTCATCTGCCAAGTCTATCTTATGAAAGTGAAGTTCGTCTAGAAGTAGTTTAGCCTCCGGGTCAACGCCGTCAATATGTCCAAAGACGGCAACACCGACTACTATCTTTCCAAGTAATGTTTCGTCACGGTTAGCCTGTTCAAAGGTTGTCTTGAACTTGGTTGACCCGCAAAGACAAACAATAGTTGGTCGTGTCATATTTTTCAGTCCCTTGTGTGTTTCTTCTTTTAGTATAACACACTATTACTGGTTTGCCGTAACAATAGTGTCAGACCTACTATCTATACTTCCGACAACAGCTACCAACTTGCCATTGATGCGAACACCAGTACTATCGACGGTTAGGGTCATTGAACCGCACTGGACGCGGAAAGTCTCGGTAGGTTGTTCGTTATCAAGTATGACAGTGAAGCCGGGGTTAGGCGGGTTCAGTTGGTTGTGAAGTGTTCCAAGGTAAACCGGAGTGTGAGGGTTAGCATCCAAATAACCTATGACGACAGTACTACCTATAGTTGGCTTTGTCACACTATAGCCACTTGCCAAGCTGATGTTATATAACCAGTCAGTCTCACTCAAAGCACCCCGCGCGGCAGTCGTGACCTTAATACGGTTTAGTTGTAATGGGTCATTATTCGCGGTTACTATTGCCAGTTCCAGACCAAGTGCTTTTCCTTCAGTCACATCACGTTGCGCCGCCAAAATACTATCGAATAGTTTATGAGCCATTTTGTTTGGGTTAGCTTTGGTTTACTAACCCTAACCTGTTTAAGGCGTAGTAGGTAACGGTGCGACTGATGACTGTACCATACCATCGATGCGAATAGTGTCTTTGAAGCTTGCTATCTTCTCTCTCTTTTTCGTAACCCGGTTGATACCTGTTATGCCTTCACCTTCAATACGAATATCGTTCCACTTTTCACGTCTCTCTAAACCGCGTATTATTTCGGCTAACCGAGTTTGCTCCCGCGCCGATAAAGCTATTTTTGGTTTAGCCGGAACATCTTCTTTGAACAGTTCGGGTTTGTCGACATCTTGAAAACCGACTATGGTTAGCCCGCCCGTCACACTAGTTGGTTTTCCTTCACGCCACTGAAGCACTGAATAGGAAAAAGCACTTATGACGCAAAGGGGTTCTTCAAAGGAACCGTAAGTGAAAGACAACCTTGGCAACGTCATATTGGGCTTCAACTTACTAAGAGTTGTTAGTAAGGCTATGTCATCCGAAAAGTCTCTATCGTTCCCAGGTGTCGCTAGAAGTAGTGGCAAGTTGAAAGACGTGTTTTGTGTTTGAGGTTTTATGTTCGCTTTACCCTGACCTAACACGGTGAAAGTGTTGACTACTGTCGCAACGCTAACGGAAAAAACTGAAGGGTTGATAAGGAAGACATATTCGCCTTCACCATCTAACCGCTTCAATGTTGCCCAAACTGGGGATACTTCTAGACGTTGTAACTTGCTTAGTCTGGCGTTATACATTATGTTAACAGTCCGTTACTATATTCGTTAAAGGCGTTGTTAAGACTATCTGACACCATCGATGCAATGTCTCCCGCGCTTGAGTTGGTTGTAGCATTTATATTCACGACTGGGGCGAAGGCTACTTTCTTATTCTCGGTTTTGTTAGGAGGCTGTTTCAATGGTTTGACATCACGGTTGAAAACTTTGTTGAACAAACCACCTGTTGCATCAGCCGCACCTTGAAGCCCTTGAACTATTGGGTTACTATTTTGAACTGCCTCACCGCCTACCCCGGCTATGACCGCTTGTGGTTTTCCCATACCAGTCAAGTTTTGAAGGGCGTCGACAATGGGTTGAAAAGTGTTTGACAACAGTTCGGCAAACCTGACGAACATAACCTTCACAGGTTGTAACATCATGACAAACCCAAACCACATCTCGCTGAAATAGTTCGCAATACGTGTTGGTATTATTTTGATGGACGACCACCAAAGTTCACCTTGGAAGTCAGCTATCTCTTTCGATATTCTGAAATATAGTTCAGCAAGTTGCTTGACATCTATGTTATCGAGAACGTTGTCTTT